TCTTTACCAGCTAATGGTCGAGTCTGCGCCCCTAGCAAGTCACCGTCTGCCTCATCAACCTCTTGTGATTCATCACCTGATTTAGCAACGAATTGTTGGGGGGTCATAAGTTTTATACCTTGGGGAGCACCCGGCATTTTTGGCTCTACGCCCTCATATAATTCTTTAATATACATATGGTATCCAAATATACTTGATTTTATTCTGTAACTATGTTATACTGCATGTACTATTTATTCTAAAAAGATAAGAATGTCATTTAACTCTGCTATCAAACGAATTGGTTTCGCCTGTAAATGGTCAGAAATTCACCCTAAGAAAGGGCTGATTACCGCAGAAGGCTTGGGTACAGGTGGCACTACTCTTACATGGCTCAACAGACAATTAAAGGCTAAAGCCGAAGAAAAGCTATGGGAAGTTATGAAGAATAACATTCAGAATACCCATAATTTAGTCAAGCGTGTAGCTACACTTAAGCCTGAACTTAGAATGGTCCGCTTGACAAGCGATATGCTTTCATGCTATACTCATCCTGATTGGTCGTGGTTTTATAATCAATCTGATGTGGCGTCATCTATCGAACGATGGATGGCACCTATTGGTGAGACTGCTAGAAAAAATGATGTAAGGCTATCGTTTCATCCTGGTCAATTTTGTGTATTGGGTAGTGAAAACCCCAATATTGTTGAACAATCTATTAAGGAATTTGAATATCATGCAGATATGGTGCGCTACATGGGGTATGGAAAGCAATTTCAAGACTTCAAAATCAACGTCCACATATCAGGTAAAGCGGGTCCAGCCGGTGTCAAGCGAGCACTCGCTAGGCTTTCAACTGAGGCAAGAAACTGTATTACTATTGAAAACTGTGAAAACAGTTGGGGCATCGATGCCAGTCTTGAGCTTGCATCCGACCTCGCGCTAGTACTAGATTTGCACCATAATTGGATCTACACCGGAGAATATATAAAGGCTGATGATGACTGCATTAAAAAGATTATTGATAGTTGGCGCGGCGTGCGCCCTGTTATACACTATAGCGTATCACGGGAAGACTATCTTGTTCGCCATTCCCGACACCAACTTCCCGATTTACATACACTGATAGATAGTGGTAAGAAAAAACAACATCTGCGGGCCCATAGTGACTATATGTGGTCAGATGCCGTAAACGAATGGGCACATACTCACTGGGATTGGGCCGATATTATGGTGGAAGCAAAATCCAAAAATTTGGCTAGCTTCAAATTGCGCGATATATACATGAAAGGTAAAAATAATGTGGAAACAAGTAAAGAGATTTTTCAAAGCTAAAGATCCTGAACAAACGAAACAGGGTGATAGCGTGTTCATTCCGCCCTTTCCTTCCCATCCACCCCAAATTCCTAAAAGTTCTAGGAAGTCAAATCCCAAGAAAAAAATCGAATTATCAGCAAAAGAAAAAGCCACTGCCGCTGGGGAACCCTATATCAATATCTTAAGTATGGACATCGATCCTGACGACATCAACTCAGGTGCATTTGAATTGGATTGGAACGACAAATTCATTATCAATTTGATTAAAAGTGGATACAAACTTCGTGAAGATGACTCAGATCAAAACATCGTAGATCGTTGGTTCCAAAATGTTTGTAGAAATGTAGCATTAGAAATTTATGAACAGGATCAGGCTGACCCCACCAATCGTGATGTCAGAGTGGTCCGTTCCAGAGACATTGGTAATGGTCGCACTGAGGTCAGTTGACAGTAATCCATTTCTATAGTACAATGTCACATTGAATATTACCCCTATACTGGATTTTCACAATGAGATACGCACTAGTAGACCTCGCAAATACCTTTTTCCGTGCCAAACATGTTGCTTCTAAGCGCAGTGATGCTTGGGAAAAGGTAGGTATGGCATTACATCTTACTCTTGCGTCAACTAATCAAATCGTTCGTAAATTTGGCATCGACCACGTTGTATTTTGTCTTGAGGGACGCAGTTGGCGTAAAGATTTTTACAAGCCTTATAAAGCACACCGCAAGCTTGATGAATCTGCTATGACCCAAGAAGAAATTAAAGAAAATGAAATGTTTTGGGAAACGCACGAAGCATTTATCAAGTTTCTTATTGAAAAAACCAACGTAAGCGTTATTAGACATCCTAATGCTGAGGCAGACGACGTTATTGCTAGGTTTGTTTATTTACACCCCAATGACCAGCATTATATTATCAGTAGTGATACTGATTATATTCAGCTAATCAATTCAAATGTTAGCCAATATAATGGAGTAGCAAATCAACTTATTACTACTGAGGGATATTTCAGTGATAAAGGAAAACTGATCGTAGACAAAAAGACGAAAGAAGAAAAATCATTGGGTGATCCCAAATTCATTCTTTTTGAAAAATGTATGCGGGGTGATAGCACTGACAATGTGTTTAGTGCCTATCCTGGTGTGCGTACTAAAGGCAGTAAAAACAAAGTGGGTCTTATTGAGGCATATGCTGATAAAGATAAACAGGGATTCGCATGGAATAACATGATGCTACAGCGTTGGGTAGACCATGAAAATGTAGAGCACTGCGTGCGTGATGATTATGAGCGTAATCGTACATTGATTGACTTGAATGCCCAGCCAGAAGATATTAAAACCAAGGTCGACGCTGCAATTAAGAGCATGGTTAGAATCGATATTAAAACCAATGTTGGGGTTCACTTTCTAAGATTTTGTTCTAAGTATGATTTGACCAGACTAAGCGAACAAGCAGATGGGTATTCTAAATGGTTAAACAGTCCATACAAGGGCCATTTTAATGACTCTACAGGTGAACTTCACCTGAGGGAATTGGCCAAATAATGGATTATGAAGAAGGTTCAATTAGGATCGAGGGACTAACCCCAATAGAATGTTGGTATTTAGACATACTTTGGCGCCTACAAACTCTAGAAGAGTTAGCCATTTTCAAATCTTTATTGTCGCCAGAAGATTTGATAGTAGTCGAGAAATTACAGATGCTATTGATAATGGAAGTGTTAGAACAAAGTGTATCTAAAGAAACCGAATTCGAGCTTGTTAAGCAAATGTTGAAAAGGTATATGAAGCCATGACACAAAAAAAGACTGTTTTTTACAAAAAGGAAGGCCGCAAGTATATTCCTGTATACGAGTATGATTCAGACCTTCATGATGCTATGCCAAAAGGTAATCATTTAATAATGAGTTATCCGGGTGGAAAAACTACTAAATATAGTATTAATCCAAACCATGCTGCTATGATTGCTGCTGGGCGGGTAGCAGAGGATGCTATTTCTACTGCTATTGTGAATGCTAGCCAAATTCAAACGAAGCGCAATCCCATGTCTGACAGAGAACGGGAAGCTTGGCACCATCTTATTGAAGTTTGGGGCGATGAAGCACGGACGATAACTCACCCCAGCGCCCGTAGTATCGCTGAGGCTGGGCTAAAGGCCATGTGTGAGGAAGCCGAAAAGCTTATGGAACATGCTGCGGTAAAAGACGCATATAACAAATTTTTAATGGTATGTGAATTAACTAAGGAACATACTAATGAGTGAATGGAGCCATCTGCCAAACGCAGTACATATCGACCGAGTATTGGCTTCGGTAAAGGCAAACCCTAAAATTTGGGCGGATGCCGCCAAGGCCGGCCATCGCGGGGATCCGCGACCTGCTGCCGATGGCCGCCAGGGCCGCCTATACCTATGATGCCGCCTATGATGCCGCCTATGATGCCGCTCATAATGCCGCCTACAATCCCGCCTATTATGCCGCCCGGTATGCCATCAATGATGGCGACAGCGACAGGGAAACCGCCTATATTGCCGCCAGGAATGACGCCGGGGATGTCGCCGAGGGCGCAGCATATTATGCCGCCCGTGACGCCATTCTCGCACTAGTCGCATATGATGACTCAGCAAAATACTTGGATTTGTCGCTTGACCAACTGAAAATGCTATTTGCCCTCAGTGAGCATCCAGCCGCCGTGCTACTCCAACCCGCAGTGCGGGCATTTGTGATGGAACGAGCATTGGCTTAAACTTGAATTCTGAAATTTGGATATGGATATGCTTATTTTTCTGGCTTACATTGTATATGCACTGGCTCAGGGTATTATCCTGAATAGGTTTGT